TTCTGTAGTGTATTCTCCAGAGTGTACATCAAAGGTATTAAAATTAGTTTGATCTGTACAAAAAATAGAACCTCTATATATAATTACAGAACCGTTTTTAATGGCAAAAGAATAAAATCTGCCTTCTACTAAAGAAAAACTACCTGTAATAGTCATATAACCATTAGAGTTAGTTACAGAAACTGAAACTGTACTTGTAGTTCTTTTAGATTTATCAGTTAGTTCAAACGTAACGGAGCTTTGTGCACTTCTAGGTATTACCTTAAAACTCTGAGCGTCTGTTGATGTTGTTAATATTACCATATTATAAATAACAAAATATAGCTAATTTGTTTTCATAAAAAAAGGGATACCGAAGCATCCCTTAATTTAACCCAATTAAATTTAGTTATTATGAATTAGTACCTACTGTTACAGTTACAGTTGCACTAGACATTCCAGCATAAGGGTCAGAAGCAGTAGGTGACGCTACAAAGTTAGCTGGTTTTACTTCCATAGCAGATAAAGTAAGTGTATAACCACTTAAATCTCCCATAGCAGCTCCAGTAACTATAGTTCCTCCTGATACATCAGCACCATGCTCTAATCCCATCAAAAACACATTTCCATTGTAATCTTCAACAGCAATATGAGGTCTTCCATAAGCTAACAATTTTAATTCTTTATTGTCTTCTTTAGAAAGTTTATGTAGTGTTAAATTTAATGTTTGTTCAAAGAATGTAGTTCCATTTTCTCTTGAAGACGTAATGTTTTGTTCAAAAGATGAGTTTCCTTTTACTTCATATTTGAAGGCAGTGAAAGTTCCAGACAAATCTGTAATTTCATCATCAGTTTGCGTAACTGTACCTAAATCTCCAAAATCAGTAAAATAAACTGCTCTTATGCCACCAACAACATCTTTACAAGGTTCTTTTCTACCTAATGATAAATCGCAAGCCATAGTTTATTATTTTTTATAAAAAAAGGGTAAGTAGGCATTTACCCACCTACCCTAATTTTTGGTTAATTTAATTTATTAAGAATATAGTACAATATCTGAACCAATTCCGTACTGAACACCAGCAGTAAATCTCATAACAACTCTTACGTTTTGAGAACCATCTAGGTCAGCCATATCGATTAACTTAACTTCGTTGTGGTCAGATAAAAGACCTGTTCCGAAGAATAAGTTAGATTTTTCAGCAGCAACAGCTTTGTTATCTCCAAGTCCGTTAGCAACAAATAATTTTACACCATCAAAAGACAATGCTCCGTTTTGCCACCACATAGTACCTTGATTAGATACACCGTTTGCTCCAATGCTAGATACGTTTTCACTTCCAGCAGCATTTTCTAAGATTCCAAATCCTCCTAGTGCTCTTACATAAGCTCTAGCAATATTTTGAGATACATAGATGTATAAATCTTCTTTTCCGTATAAAGCAGAAGGAATAGCGTCAACTATTTTTCCTAGCTCTCCGATTACGTTAGCAGAAGTTACAGTACCAGCAGCAACGTCAATAACGTCACCATCAGCACCTAATAAAGTTGTAAATCCATCAAACTCGCCAGCGTTAGCGTCAACACCAGACCAGATATTGTTTTCTGTTTTTTCAGCAACTAATCCAGAAACATGACCGATTAAATAGTCACTAAATTTTGGAGGTAGATTGTCAAAAGCAGAATATCCCATAGATACAGCTTCCCAGTCACTTCTAAAGTCTTTCTTACAAAGCTCTAGGTTTACTTGGAACTCTTCTGGTTGAAGGATTCTTTCAGTTAATGTAATAGTTGCAGTATCAGTAAAATCACAAGTTGCATCTTTGATTACGTTAGAATCAGTAGCAATTTTTTTGATCACTTCTTTAAACTTTACATTTGGTTTAATTTCAATACCACCTCTGTCAAGTGTAACACCTGATAATAAAGCAGCAGAAATGTACTTGCCTGCAAATTCGCCAGCATAAGTACTTGTAATTGATGTAGTAGTAGCCATTTTTTAATTAATTTTAGTTTTAGTTTTATTTTAAATTAGCAATTCTGTTCATTACTCTATCTCTAGTGCTCATTATTTTGTTTTGACCAAAAGATTTAAAGTTTTGTTTTACTTCCCCTTCAGGGTTGTGTGCGATTGGTTCTGAAGCTGGTTCAGAAGATAACTTCTCTATTTCTTTTTCCATAGATAGTTTTTCTTCTTTGTAACCTAATTTCATTTCCTCAATCATTTTCTTTAGTTCAGAGATTTTAGAATCAAATTCGTCTTTACTAACGTATTTCATTTCATCCATCTCAATTTCTTCAGAGGCTTCCTCTATTACAGGAACTTCCTCTTGTAACTCTTCAGAAACAACTTCTTCAGAAGACAAATCCTCTTTTACTTCTTCTTGACAAGCAAGTTCAGTAAGTTCTTGAGATAATTTCTCTTCTTCTTTAACTTCTTCCGAAAGATTTACTTCTTGATTCACCTCAACTTCTTTTACTTCATCTTTTTTAACTAGTGATAGTTTTTCCATGATGTCGTTCAAAATTGATGTAGCTTTAGTGTTTTCCATAAATTTCGATTTATAAATTAATTTATCTTAACTAATTAACTGTATATAAAAACCTTGTTAGATTTTTATGCTTTCTTTTGTATTATAAACCATTCAACACCGTCTGACCATACTTGTATTCCTTCAAACTCTTTATTGATTACATAAGCGTCTGTAGAGCCATCTAATGTTTGTGAGTTTATTGGCGTTAATTCTACTCTTGTTGCATTAGCAAATCCTCCATTAGAAATAAACCTCATTAATCTATTAGTATTATCAGAAGCAGAAGGTAAATTTAAAGTCATTGTTCCGTTAACTCCACTCCAAGATAATCTTATAAGCATAGAATCCGAGTAAGTTGAATCTGATAAATTTACTGTATCTCCACTAGATACTGTTATACTGGTAGGAACTAAATAGTTTTCTAAATGACTTACTGTAGCTTTTTTAGTTTCTCCTCCTTGAACTATAGCAAGTGAATCGCTTGGTTGAACTGATGATACTGCGTTTAATTGTGATATTTTTTTACTCATTATTTATAATTTTATATTGTTACCGTTTTCTTGTAATATGTTTCCTCCTGATTCTAACAATAAAACACCTACACCTGATATTCTTCCTACACCTTGACTTCTTAAAGTGCCATCACAACACTTTCTTGAGTATGTGCCATCTTTACACATACAACCTCTTCTACTGCCACTTGGAACAGCGTTTCCTACAGTTTCATTTGTTTTTTTCATTTCTTGCTGCTTTTAGGATGTTTAGTTGGTAATAAATCATAATCAGTTGTGTACTTAGCATTTTCTGGTCTTCCGTTTCTTACTAAATACATAAAGGCATTTACTCTAGCGTGTGCCCATTGTGAAGGTGATTTAACATTTGGTGAATGACTTGTATTGTATGCTCCAAGTCCTCTTTGAAATACTGAAGCTAGCATACCAACAGTTATGCCATAACCTAGCTTTTCTTTATACCTTTCATTAAAATCATCTGCTTTTTTCTTCAAAGAAGCTCTATCTTTTTCTGATACCTTAGCACCTCTTTTGCCAGAAGCATCTCCTTTTGCAGTTCCTTCACCTTTAGGATTAGGATTAGGTGTGTCAGATTTAGGTGCTTTAGGGCTTTTTCTTATTGCTCCATCTTCTCCTACTTCTGCTAGTTTGTGTTGTTCACAAGGCATATACCAAGTTTTACCTTCAAGATCGTGTTCGTGTATTCCTTTACAATCTAAATCTTTTGCCATTTCTTCAGCTTTTTCTTTACTTGAATAAGCTAATCTATCATTTATAATTGCATGGTCTTTATCTACAACCATAGATGCCATTTTTAATTCACCAAGCTCTCTTAGCTTGCCTCTTGACCAGTTTAGACCTGCTTTACCACCCCATAACAAATAAGATATAGTTCCACAAGCTTTACTGTCTCCAGCATCATAATACGTTTCTGCTCTTGATAAATAAGAATACATCCTCTTAATTGTTGACACACTCAATTTTTCACCTCTTGACAACTGCTGAGCTCTTATTTTTCCTACGCTTGTGGCACATTTATTATTTACTTTCTTATTAAGTTCAATACCTCTTTTAGCATTGTTTCTAACACCACTTCCGTAATCACCATAAGTTTTAAGTTCATACTTATTGTCTAGTATTGAATTGGCAATCTCCAATAGTATTTCTCTTGCCTCTTCTTCCTCATTAACTTCTTGTATTTTACTCATAGCAATTTTATCTGTAAAATAACCTTCTATAGAGAATCCCTTTACTAAACCTGTTTTAACGTAGTTATCCCAAACCTCATCGTTGTTTACTTTCATAGATACCATCCAAGTACCTACAGGTAAATCCATATCATACTTTCTTGATTTATCGTGTACATCATCTTCTATAATCCATGATTCAACTACAGATAACCCATATAATTCAGCTTGATGCTCTAGTGTAGATTTATTTTGATTGCCTCTCATTAAGAATAGTTCAGATGCTTTTCTAACAGTATCTTCACTAAAGAATATATAATACTCGTCTTCTCCGTTACGTCTATAAATATTCTTATTAGGAACTAAAGCAGCACCCATTAATATTTTCTTTTCTTTATCTACTTCAGCTAATTTTATTTCGTGCTGTTTAGATAATGCAATAAAGTTTTCTTCTATTGCTGGTTCATCTACAATAGATATAGCTTCTATTCCAGACAACTCTTGTTCTTCGTCTATTATTAGTTCTACTATTTTCATATTAAATTTATTTATATAATTAATCGATTGTTGCTCCTGCTGTTATACTTCTATCTAATTCTTGAGCTGATGATATGTCTCCACTTACCACATAAGCTCTTATTGGTTGACCAAACTGTGAACCTATAACTTGACCTAGTTGATTAACACCACCTTGTCCTACTACATTAAAATCTGGTGCTTGGACTGAAATTGCTCCTGTTCCTCCAGAAACTGATGTTGTTTCTTTCATCGCAGGTGATTTTACAGACATAATAGCTTTTACGTTTGCTAAACCTTGTAGTATTGCTGCTGCTCTAGCAATCTGAGCTCTTATGGGTGCATCTGGAGTTAATGTCATTTGGCTTTCATAAGCTTTTTGACCTGCCGAATAAGTAGAAACTAAAGTTCCTGCAACAGCTAAAGCTTTACCTACACCAGTAGATTCTCCTGCTATCTTAGATGCACTAACTAACCCCTTACCTATATTATCTAGTGCCTCAAGTTTTGATTCAGTTTCAAGTTGATTTATTTTATCTTTTGCTTCTTGTGTCTCTTTAGCTGCTTCAATATCTTTTTTATCATAAAAAGCATTAATTTCTAATCGAGCTTGCCTTTTAGCTGTTTCGTTTCCTTCTATTGCATCAACTTCGGCTAAAGCTTGTATTCTTTGTAATTGTGATTTTTCTAACGCTGTTTCTTTATCTTTTACATCTTGATCTTGATTTTTCTTAAAGAACTTTTCTCTAATCCTACCTAAAGCTTTAATTGCATTTACCTCTTTATCTACATTTCCTATTTTAGTTTTTACATATTCACTATCTTCATCTTTGTTTTTTTTCTTTTCTTTATTTTCTAAATCTAAAAACTTTAATAAGCTATCTATTCTTTCATCAAGTGTTTTTTGTTCCCTTAAAAACTCAGCAGCATCTATAACACCCTCTTCTTGTCTTCTTGCCAAAAGAGCTCTTTGACGAGTTAAACTAGATGTAGAAAATCTTTTTTCTAAATCCTCTCGTTCTTTTAAGTATTTTTCTGCACTTTCTAATAATTTATCGTCTAATTTTATACCCTCTTCTGCCAATTCATTTTCTAAATCTATAAAATCTTGATTTTGTTGTGCTGCAATTTTATCAATCTCAGCTTGCGCTGCTCTTGATTTTGCTAATTTAACTATAGCTTCTCTTTGTAAATCTATTTGCTCTGTAGCTGCTTCTGTAGAATTTTTAATATCATTCATAGAAATATCAGCATCTTTTAGATTATCTACAAATTCAGGAAACTCTTGATTTAAAGCTTCTATTGCATTTTTCTTGTTTTTTTCTGAAGCAGTTGAATCTTGTAATATTCTAATATACGATTCAAAGCTACCAGAAACATCAGAAACACCTTCTCCAGCATCTTTAAAAACATCACTTAAATCTAATGTTCTGCTTCTTAAATCTTTAATTAAAGCATCTAATCTTGGTAATAATCCTATTATTAATTGTATTCCAATTAACAGACCCCCAGTACCCATTATGGATTTACCCAGTTCTTTAAAGGCACCCTTTACACCATCTGAGGTTCTAACAAATGAAGAAAATAATGTTACAACCTGAGATAAGTTGTTTGCAATCGCAGTAAAACCAAAATTAACATCTGAAGCTAAACGACCAGTTTCTAAAAGTATAGCATTATTTAATCCTGCTTGAGCTCTACTTCTTGCTGTAGCATCAGCAGCGAATAATTCTGCCTGTGCTTTTTGTTTAAGCTCTGTTATATATAATTTATTTTGTAAGTTAAGTTTCTCTTGTGCAATAAACTGCTTTTCTTCCTCAGCGGTCATTTTCTTTATAGCGCTAGTGGTTTGCTTTATAGCACCTTCTACTTTCTTTTGCTGCCTGCTTGCCTTATCGTCAAGTATAACTTGTATTAATATTTTCTTAGTTGCCATATCTTAATCTTTTAAGCTGTTCTTTCATTTGTTTAAAATCCTTTACACCAGAGTATTTACCTTTAGCAATCTCTATGTTTTCGCTTACACCATACCAGTGATCTGCATTTAATAAGTCAAGTATATTCTTTATCATAATGTTTTATTTTATCCCCCTCCACTACAAGTTAACGGATAACTAACGCTTATATCATATTCAGAATACCACCAACCTTGCTCCCTTAAAGAAGGTGCTGTTGGTGTCATGCCATCTGCATACCATGTATCATAGTTTGTTCCATTACTATACTTGCCATTAGGAGCGTATATTGTTAACGATTTATTAGCATATATTTTACCTGTAGTTTCAGAACCAAAAGTTACAGAAGCCACATCTGAATATACTGTAACAACAGTTCCAGTATCACAAGAATTTCCAGAAAAGCTATAGTATAATTGTATTTCATAATATGTTGGTGGCAATACATTTAATAATTCTAAACTACTTTTTTCTGTATTAAAATTAGTTCTTACTTGATTTATAGTGTATTCATTATTATTTATAACAAACTTATCGTTTAGATTATAATTAACTAATATCTCTTCAGTCAAGTGGCTTTCTATTTTTAATATTCTTTTTCTTTTATCAAACAAATCTTTTATGTAATTACTATAAAAATTTCTAAACAACGAATTTGTATTACCGTTATAATCTGTTAAAGTCCATTCGTCAACTTCATTGTCAAAATTTATAGTGTAGTTTGGATAAATATTTGCGTTGTCGCTATAATTGTTATTGTAATTATATAAAACTTCACTTTGTCCTGATTCGTTAGTATTACTAGGTCTCCAATATCTTGTAATGTTATTTGGTGGGCTATTAGGTATGTTATCAATATCAATCCAATTTATATATTGAGTTGTTCCAACCATACTTTCTCTAATGCCATAAAATAATAATGGATTAGTTAAAACAGGGTCGTAATCGCCTTTTGCTGGATATGTCTCTATTTCAGAATCAAACTTACCATCTGCTGCGTAACCCCAAAGTATTTCAGTTATATCACCATTGTCTTCATCAAATAATCTTTCGTATTTCATGTGTTCAAATGGCAACTCTACTTCATAGGTTTTGCCTGAATCTATACCTTGTAAAGTGAACTTCTCGTCTCCAAAAACATCATTAAATTCTTCTTTGTGTTCTTTCGCTAATAATGTTTTAGGCTCTTTATATTTAAAATCTATAGTTTTATAAGTTATAGGAGCTTCTATTGTAGATTTTTCAACATTTACTTGATCAGATATATCGTAACTACCAGAAGAAGGATTGTTTACCGCATCTGCATAAAAATCATCTAGTGTTTCTACGATTATTTTGCCAAAATTAGAGCTAGAATAATTGTCCTCATAGTATGCTGTTAAGTTAAACATTTTAAATATACCTGTTAAAAAGTCAATAACCTTTATTTTAGGCAAATGATCTTTTACTATGATTTGACTTAATGTATTTATTTCTGTTGGACTTGTAACATATACAGCTTGTTCTATTGTATCTGGGTCTTCATCGCCACTAAACTCTGTATAATCCAAAGTTAATGTTGGGGTAAAAAACAAAGTGGATTCTGCTACAACAGTCCATGTTATGTTATAATCTCTTGTCGGTATATCTTCTTCAAAACTTACACCCCAACTTAAAGTGTTATCATTAGAAACGTCTTTAATTTCAGCTACGACAACACCAGACACCGAATCATACGCTTTTACACTATATTTAACATCTGTATAACCAGCTTTAACATCAATATCTAAAGTAAAATCATACTGTTCTCTTCCTTCTCCTACAATGTCAAATGTCCAATTAGTGTCGCTTACATCAAATGAAGTATCACCAGATGATCTTACCAAGTCTCCAATTATTTTACTTTGTGTGCCTTCTGTAGTTAATCCACCTTTATTTCTATGAAGCCAAATATATAAATTACTAAAAGCATCAGAAGTAAAAAAGTCTCCTACAAAATCTATAGAATATTTATTTTCTATTGCCTTAATTATTTCACTACACAATATAGCTGGTTTTATATCAACGTAAGAAAGCCCTCTTTTATATTGAACATTGTCAAAATATAAATTACCATCGTATTGTATTTTTTCATATATTTCATAATTATCATTAGTTTCAAAAATATGTTCGCTTAGAGCTATTGTAGTTGATGATGATATAAATGTAACTAATGCAGTAGTATTATTAGATGTGTTAACAACGTAATTTCCTATATTAACACCTGAGAAATTAGCAGTTGAATCAACAAGCTTACTATCGCTGTTTGTTGTTGCTGTTCCTGATTTTATATATCCTGCCGAATCAAAATATAATCTTTTAGTGTGTGTGATTAACGGATATATAACAGAATGGTTTACAGAGTTTAAAGTAAGACCTGTTTGAAACCCTAGATAAACATTTCCTGCATTATAATCATGATTGTAATTATCAAGATAATCTAATTGTTGTAATTCGTCTTCGTTCATTACATCTTTTAGATTTACTGTATTGCCATAAAAAACAATATTATAAGAGAAAGGAACTCCGTTTTTTAATACTACTTTTTTAAGCTGAATCTTGCCTCTTTTAAATGGCGTATAACTAACTTCAAGTATAGCGTCTTTTTTTATTCTGTAATCAAATCCATCTTCAATACTACTGTTGTACCAGTGTTGTAGTATTTTATTATTTTCTTTTGAGGCGGGTATATTAAATGCTTGTGTAAAGTCTGTAAATATTTTATCTGGTTCTTTTACATCTTGTATTTTAGATGTAATGCTTATGGTTTCATCACTAAACATTTCTGCCTGTTGATAATTACCGTCTTTATCTTTTATGTATAATACAGGTTGCTCCACTATTGTATATTATTTATTTTATCAAAGGCATAATCAAATTGTACAGTGTATGATATTAGTTTGTCATTTACTGATTTCTTGAATCTTAAGCTATTAGATTTAAGATTTATAGGTAAAGTATTTGCTCCATCATATACCCAAACTTGTTCTGCAAGCATCATTTGTCTTACTATCTCATTATGGTCTTCAGGATAGAATCCAGTATTAACAGTAATAGATTCTTTGCCATTAGCAATAAATTTCTTTTCTTGATGTTTAGATAATGAATATGTTGGTGAACCTCCACTATTATCAAAATCAATAATGTTGTTTCTAAATGTTTCAGACGTTATGTTAATGTTAGTTTCTGATTTCTTAAAAAACCATAAATTTTGTAGTGCACCATATTTGTTGTAAAATATTATATTTAATGGAGTAAACTTAGGTTCACATACTTTTCTTAAAGTTATAATAATGTCATCAGGGTAATCTGAACTATCGCTTGATATAGTTACAGTATCTCCGTCTGATAAATATTCTGTATCAGTAAGTATAAGATATTGTATTTTTTGATTAGTATTTCCATTATCTGTAATTTCTTGATCTTCGTCTCCATCACCCCAATTTACATCATAAGTTTCCCAAAACACATTTGCCTCATTCCAATTTACATTAGCACCAGCATCTGTGTCTAATACAGCAGTTACCGTTGCAGCTTCTGCATATATTGGTATTTTTATATCAGAACCATCATTGTAATAAATTGAAGTGTTATCTTGAAGCACCATAGGTGTAGTATATTCTGTACTTCTTGGATTAATACCGTTTTCAAAATAACCGTAACCGTCTATTGCTAAATAATTAGTTGTGGTTGTAGAGACTGTTCCTCCTGATGAATTATATATAACAACTACAGTTTCAATCCATAATGTATCTGTAGCATAGTTATTGTATTCTGTAATCATATAATCTCTTATAAGTTTACTTAATTCAAAAGTAACATAAGTATTACTGCCTATTGCTTGCTTTTTTAATGTGTATTTTTTATCTGCACTTGTTTTGTCTGATATTACACCAGTCCAAATAGACAATTCTAATTTAGCAGAAAACAAAGATGCATTGTTTATTTTTTTATAAAACGGACTTCTTGTGTTAATTATTGTGCTCATATTATATTCTCTTTATTGATATTGAAAAATTATCTCCTGTTTTCTTATAGCCATTTCTTTTTAATATATTATCTAAATCTTCAATTATATCTTGAACAACTGGAATGTCAATACGAGAGAGTTCATTAAATTGTTCTTGAACCAAATTTGTTAAAAATCCTGTTCTTTGTATTCCGTTTACATTTAATGACTTCTGTATAGCAAACGCAATTCTTCTTACTTTTTTTATATCGTTTAAATTAACAATATTTCCTTTTGAATCTTTTAATGTTTTATTTTTTGTTATAAGCCAGTTGATTAATTTTTTTACAGGTGGTGTTGATCTTTTTGTTCCTTCATCAACAGCTTCACCATAAGCATTTCCTATTATACTATAATTATAGACAACATCTGTTGTTTGTGCTCCTCTAAGTTTTAAACTTTCTTTTAAACTACCACTAGCATTAATAGCTCCAGTAATGTTGCCGCTTTTATAGCTTCTTGTTCTATCAGATCTTTCTATTTCTTTATATGCCAAATTCAAAAGATTCTGAGAGTAATCTCTAAGATATTTTTTAGTATTGTTTAATTTTAAACTCATTAGCAAGGAGATTGACCGTTAGCATTAATATCCGATATTTCATTATTTGCAACTGTGATTGATATATCTAAGCTCCAACCAGCAAGAAGATTCTCAAACCTGTCTTCAAACATATTAGCAGTATAGTCTGTATCTATTTGATACAAGTCAGTAAAGAGTTCTCCTCTTCTTAGTGCCGATTGTAAACCATTAATTACAGCAAACTGAGTGTTTAATACATCTTGTTTGTTGTTTATGTCGTGAAAGTAATTATTCAAATCTTTCTTGTCTTCTTTAGTTTCGTTTACAATGTCCATACAAATAACCTGTAGATTGAATTGAACTACATGATCTTGAAACGTACAGCTATTTACAATTATATGCGATAATGGAAATATAGTTTGTTTAGCTAAGTCTACTTCAAATATATCTCCAAATGTAACTGAATTAACATTGGTGTTTCCTTGTAGGTAGGTTTTAAGTTTGTCTAGTATGTCGTAAAAACTTGTCATTGTCTATATGCTTTTTTTAATTCTTGTTGTTCTATCTGTATCTTTTCTTTTTCAAATGCCAAATAATTTAAACATTGGTAGAGTGGAAGTTCGGTAACTGCATCGAAGCTTCTGACATCTCCTTTAGCGAGTGCATAAATTGATTGATACCAACCCCATTTTTTTGCAAATGCGTCTCTAGCTGTTGCATATCCTCTTTCTTGAGATTGTCCCTCAAATATTTCGGTATAGCTCCCAGTAAGTCCTTCCCTAAATCGTAAAAAAAAACCATTGAACTTATTGCTACATCTAATGGCATCTCTTTCATTAACTCCTGTATTTCCTCATTTACTTTGTATGGTGCAATATCGTATTTATCTTTTGCCTTAAAATTAACTGGTCTGTATAAAACAGCCATAGCTTTATGCATCTTTTGCCAACCTGTAATATTAGTTTCAATATCTACATACTCACCAAGTGTTATGTCGTCAAGTTTAGGTATGAATCCCATATCCACATCTAACAAATTAAATCTTTGTATTAATTTAGGTTTTTCTGCAAATGCCTTATTTAATATTTCTAATATCTTGTTGTATTCTGTTAAAGGTATTCTACTAACATCTCTTAGTGAAACATTACAAAATATTTCTACAAGTTTCATATTTAAGAAATCGTTTATCTTATCTTCATCTTCGGCATCTTCTGTTTTGTTCTGCTCTATGATCTTCATATACTTTTGGTATTGCCAAAGTTTAATGTCAGATAGAGTTGTTGGTACTTCTAATTCTATTTGTTTTAGTGCCATATTATAATTAATAATTTTATTGTCTTTTGTACTTTACTTTATTCCACCTGAATATATGTCAGGTATATATGTATTATATATGTATATGTTACATACTATGTATTACACTATGTAATACACGATGTAATATATTACATGATGTATATAATACACTATGTATATAATACATTATGCAATATAATACATTATGTAATATAATACACTATGTATATATATATATAATATATAATCTGACTATTTGTCGGTTGGGTTATATTTGTAATAGTAGAATGTATATAATTCAACTATTTTATCACTCCATTCTTTTAATCCATACGCTTCTGGTGATCGTATTATTTGACCATTGTCGTTTACCTCAAGATAGTATTCTTTACGGTTCTTTGGCACAGGATATATTTTTATGCCATTGTCAATACAATAAGATATTGCCTTTAAATAGTTTCTGTCGTATCGAACAAGTTTCTTTTTACCCATTAGATTCATAAAGGTATTGAATTCATAAAGGATATACAAGTGTCAGATGGAAAGTATGAAGTGTAGAGAGAGTTAGTTCCTTACACCACCACCGATCAAAACAGGGAGAGTCCCTAAATATTACATAAAAACAAGATAAAAAATAATATATAATGAATTTAAAGCGATTTAAGAGCGTTTTAGATCGTTAGTTATATGAATGTACCAGAATTGAATTAAAGTGTCTTAAATTTAACGCTAGATAGCTTAATATGGCTTTGTAGAGCTGATTAAGAAAAGAATTATAGTTTTTCAATATTTAATTAATCATAATTAACTAAATGTCAGGAATCTAACAAAATGTCACAAATAAAAAAACCCCCTAAAAAGGAGGTTAATTTTTAATAAAAGGCGCTAAAAGATTAATATAATTTAATTTATTGAATCAATATAAATATTATCATATCCTTTTTTATCCCATTTCATTTTTTCACATTCAGCATCAAGTAAGTTATCAAAGGCGTTATAAGTGCCACCTATCCAAACCAAATATTTTCTTTGTTCTGTTTTCATTGTTATATAATTTAATTTATTGTTTCAATTTCGCCCTCTGAACAATATGAACCATTATTTAAAATGTAATATCCATCTTGATCATGTTCTATTATTTGTAAGATAGTATTTAGTTTATAGTTTGGGTGCTCTTCAAAATTATCTACTATCTTGACTTTAGTACCTATCTTAATCATTGGTTCATTACAACACGGACAATTTAAGTTTCTTTGTTCTCTTCTTTTATTTGCATGGTGCAAGATGTTTTTTTCTAGTCGGTGCATAATGTTTAATATTTACCCATTATTACAACGCTTTCAATAATATGATTTTTTTCTGAATCATATAAATCAATTCCTATTGAATTGGTTTGCTCAATGTCTGAATCGTTACTTCTTCTGAAATTTACATCTACATCGTTTAAAGTTCTTCCATAAGGTTTAACTGCTTTTTCTACTTTCTTTAAATAGTTAAATATTTCGTTTGCTTTCATAGTTTTAATTTAAATTAGTTAATATTATTTGCTTGTTTTCAATAGCTTTTAAAGTGTCCTTTTTACTTTGGTATCTTGTGAACTTGTGCAGATATTTTAAAGTTGTTCGGCTATAATCCCAGTAATTTTTATCTAATTTTAGTTTGCCTTCATTTGGTTTAAAAGCAATTAATGTATCATAACTCTGGAAATATACACCTTTTTTAGTATAGATTTTAAATTGATTTGCAACGGGGTTGCCTGTTCTTGGTGAACACATTTGATTTACTTGTATTGTTTTCATTGTCTTATTATATTAAAATTAAAATGTGAATTATTAAAGAAGCTATCATCTTTTAAGCGTTGTTCTTTTGCTTCGGCTTCCTTGTAGTCGTTTTTATATTGTTCGTGTGTTATTTCGTGTCTAGTTGTATCAAGTGCCTCAAATCTATAAGGCGATAAAGTAGAGGAAAAATAAACGCCTCTTTGCTTTTGTTCTTTCAATAGTGGTAAATATATTTTTTTCATTGTTTTATATTTCTAAGGTTAATAAAAGGGTTAAAATAAAAGCGCATGAATATACAAACACTTTAATAAATAAGTCGCTTAAAATAAAGCGTTTTAAGATGCTTTTTAGGGCGTTTCTTTTTACTTTATATACTTTGCCTGTTGGCACTGCATAAAGGTTGTTAAGTTCTTTAATTCTTTTTGTTTTCATATTGGTTAAAATTTATTATTAATTAATATATTTTTGATTTTATAAATATCGTCTTCCAATTCATCTAATAAAAAGTTTCTGTAATTTCTGTTTGGATATTCTTTTTTATTTCTTATGATGAAATCAAATTTTTGTTGACTTTTTAGAATGTCAGTAATTAATTTTTCTCTAATCTCTTTAGTTAAAAAGATTTCTTTTTTAGTGTTGTTGGTTTCTGTGTTTGTTTGTGTTGTTTTCATTATATAAATAGTTTAGTTAAAATTGTGAAAGATGCCACCATAACAAAGGCGAACGTAATAAAGGAAATTATTACTAGGGCATCAATAAAAAGTTTGTGTATTGTTCTCATATTGTTTGTTTTTTTTTATATTCAACTTTGAACCCGTTTTCTATAAATATAAAATCTGTAATAAAACCAGATGAAATACAAAAAGCTTCAAAGTGTCTTGCTCTTTCCTCTGTTAAAAATGTTTTGTGTTGCCAAATTTGTTTCATATTGTTTGTTTATTTAGTTAATAATTATTCACAATATTAGTTAATAAAACAATACAAGTCAACCCCACATGACAATTTATATCAATTCTAAATAAGAATATTAATTTGCTTTATTGCTTTTATTGTTTTTAGCTTTGCAAGTTATCCAACAAAAAACCCCCTGTAAAATTTACAGAGGGCAAACAAACAAACAAAAATGTTTTTACTAATGTATTGAATTTATATTGAATTCACAATGTATTAAATTTATTTATTACTT